ACATTATCTTGAGGTTTTTTGACTTCTACGTCACTACCGAACAAAGCACGAAAAAGAATCTCAAAAGATCTGTCAGTTCCCTTTGAGGAATAGAAATCTTTTGCTTGTTTGATGAAGAGTGACTGATTAAGTCCATCTGCAAGATCTCTTCCTTCAAAACCAGGAGCAAATTGCGATTTTAACTTATCGACAAATATTTTTTTGTATTCCGAAGTTAAATTGAATACAGGAGTTCTATTGACATGAGAATCTTCTTCACTTTGTTCAAAAACGAGTTCATCTGGATTCCTAGGATCTCTATATGAGGTAATACCAGAAAAACCTCTTACACAATTTGTGAAAGAGACATCTGTTTTTCCTTTATATGTGATAATCTCATCATCAATCTTCAGAAGACCATATTCTTTTGGAAATCCTTCTGTTGAGTCAACAAAAATAGTTTCATCGCCAAATCCAACATCACCATCAAGTAAAGTGATGCTAACGATTGAACTATATGTACCTACCTTAACGTATTGATCAATATTTTGACTAATATCAAGAGTTCCGCCCTCAAATTCTTGAGAAGCGTAATATGTCTCTAAAAAATCTACAAAGAGTGGAGATTCCGATCTTACAAAGGCTGGGACCTGATCGCCAACAACGGTTTTTGTCTGAACTCTAGTTTCGATCATTAGTAACCGCCGCCTCCGCCTGAAGAACCTGAACTTGAACCTGAACTTGATGATGTAGTCGATGATGTAGTGGCATCACCGCTAGACGACACATTATCATCTGATCTATTTACAGTGCTAGTCAAAGTAACGCTAGCGTCTCTTTGAACAACTCTCTGTTGTGGAGTATTCGTAACCTTTGGTGCTGGTTGGGCATCTTTCGCCTTAGTAATAACCTTCGCATTCTCAGAATGTTTGGCACCAGTCATAAGTCTGCCATCTGGCATAGTATGGAACGGACCATAATATGGTTTTCCATTTACGAACCCAATATATGTATCTGAGGAAGAAGCGGTCACTAAAACAGCACCTCTTACAATCTGATCAGTATCATGATAAGAAGAAACAGGTCTGAAGTAACTTCCTGCAGCATCTTCTCCAGAAGAAATCCTATCTGGAATCATCTCAACTTCACTAGACTCCGTATCGAACAATGTGTACAGATCTTGCTTTCCGATAACGTCATTTGATTCTGGAATACAGTCAAATTCGATAATTGGTTGATCTTCATTTACAATCGTTGATGTGATAATCAACGGATTGATTTTAATCTCTCCAGCTTCATAATCAATTGTTCCCATGTCATCCCTAACCACCTGAGCTTCGTTGGCACTCTTTAGGGTGAAGAGAATCATTCTTCCAACTGTTTCAGTTTGGTCATCATCGTCAATAGCACCCTGTCCAGGCACGTCTCCAAGGTAGCACCAACCCTCTACACCACTAACCTTAAACGCTGTGGATCTTACGTTATATCCAGCGTCACTGTTTACTCTGATGGAGTTACCAAAACAAATTTCATAGTCTGCTGGTGCGTTTTCAACAGGTCTCAAATTCCTCCTCATTCTGATGAGTGCATATGAACTCGTGATGGAAGGATCTGCCTGATCAAGTGCTGCCAAGAATCTACTATACTTAAATCTACCAGCAAATTTATTCAGTTCGGTAGAATCTGCATATTTTTCAAGAGCTGCCAACACATTTGTCTTAGTTGAATTGGCACCATTTGATCTAGATGCGTTATAATAGATACCAACCTGGGATTCAATGTAAAGATACTTAAGATCAGTGATTGTTGGGATAATTCCAGCAATTGAGTAGTTTTTGAGTTTTCTTTGAATTTCTGATTTTAAGAAATTTGAAATGTAGTTCGCATTTTTTGGTTTGATGCTAATAAAGACCTTTCCATATTGCGGTGGGTCCAAATCTTCTCCACCATAAACCGAAACAGAATCAGTTTCTGGAAATAACTCTGGAATTACTGCTGCATAGTCATTTGCAGTCACACAACGGTTCTGAGCAGAATAATTTCTCGGAGCATACTTACGAACAGAATCAATTGACTCAATATCATCTCCACCGAGAGATCTATCATTGGGTGTAATGGCATTAACACCAGTCGTTACGACTCTATCTGAATTATCTCTTAATCTTCCAGCAAAACTGAAGTTATTAACACCATTTCCCTGTTTTCCATTCGTAATGATATAAGTTGCTTCTACAATATTGCCAGTTTCTAATGCTGTGCCAAAAATACCATCTCCAAACATCAATTCATACTTTTCATCTTCAATTTCTTGAATCAAATATAAATCACTGTCTTCTGTGGCATCAATAATGGTTTCTACGAGATTAAATTTTCTGCCAAAGTTGGATTGTTCATATTCTTTAACTACAACCCTCAATGTTGACGTATCAATGTTAGAATTTGGGAGAACAAATCTTTGATCTGATGCTTCTGCGTCATATTCAAAGGTTTTTGTGATAAAAGTCCCTTCATAAATTTCAAGACCAACAAAAGTAGCGATTCCATCTACTACTGGCACTGTTACTGGTTCTGGAATCGAGAAAACGAAGTTAGAACCACCAAAACTTTCTGAAATAGCAACAACACCTGCTTGAAGGGTGATTGTTAGTGGAACAATCGATGCTCTTGATACATCTACAGTAAAGTTTACGCTTGCTCTTGCTGCTCTTCTTGATCTAGGTACATATCCGATGTTTCTTGCTAAAGATACGACATTTTCTCTCAATGTCGCACTATCAATAAACCCCTCATTGGCCACCATGTTGGTGTTATAGGAATTGATGTAAGTATTATACGCTAATACGTCAATAAGAACAGAAAAGTTCGATCCTTCAAAGTCAAAATCAGTAAAATTACTGTTTGCTCTGAGATACGACTTTATCTGCTCTTTGATTTGATCAAAGTCAAGATTTGAAAACTTTGCTAGTGGCATTACCTTACTGACTTAGCGATAAATGAGATTGTCTGGAGACCGACATCCAGTCCGATAATTTTATACTCAATTATAAAGTCAATTGCATTGTTTTCAAGAGTCGCTGCTGCTCTAATGTTGGTTACTTCGACTCTAGGTTCAAGTTTTTGGACGGCATCTCTGATAGAACCTTCATATTGAGCAACAACACGGATGTCAGTTACGTCAAATAGAGCATTTGCGGTTGGTGAACCAAAATTTGGAGCAAAAAACCGCTCTCCGACTGCTGTTGAAGCAATATTACGCACAGATTTAGCAATGGCCGTCTCGTCTTTCAAGACTAAAAGGTCATTAGTCACAGGATGTCTCTTGAAAGACAGTGAAATATCCTTAAATCCTCTTGAAATACGAGTCGGCACCGTTATGAGAGTATAATCTTTCTTTATTTAGTCTCTTTTTCCTTAGTTTTTTCGTGACTTTCAGGGTCATTATCCCTTTCGGTCTCAGTTTCCCAAAAATATTCGTCAGTATGACCCAATCTACCCCAATCAACACCATTTTCAACTTGGAAAAATTCGGTAGAAACCTTAAAATCAGGAATTTTTGGTGTTTCGGGTGTCAAACTGTTGTCATAGATCCTACATCTGTTGTTTGGATAGAGAGCAAACTGCCCATTATCCAATTCAATGAGGTTAAATGACTTATGTTCCTCTGGAACTTCGCTTGTAGAGTAGTCAATTACATCTGGATCAGAGTGATAATTGTCCAAAGTGCATTCATACTGTCCTCTAAGCGTTCCAAAATGCCTTGTTCTGACCTCCCAGTCCATAGAACCAACAAATTGCTTGCAAATGTTGGTAATTCCATAGTCCATGCAGTTCCAAAATTGAAGATTTGGAAGATCTAAATCGGGTTCTGGGGTTTTTGGTTCAGAAACAAACGCAGAAATCGGCAATTTATCAAACATTGCCGCATATTCTGGTAAATATGTCTCAAAATAAAAAGCACGTCCAGGAATCGACTTAGCCGATACCCAGACGCCCTCTACAAACTCACCAAAACCGTCCTTAAAGTCTCTCAAATATTCCTTTCGGACCCAAACCTTACGGGCGGGGAGATTGGTGATTAAACTGCTCATGATCTGCCTTGTCCACGATAACGCTTACGAGCAGAATTACGACTGCTCGCTGAGTATTTAGTATGCTGACCACTGCCTTGACGGGTTTTTTTGGGACGAGTTTCAACGAATGTTCCACCCATCATGGATTTCTTGATCTTTGCCATCGAGTAACGCGATTGGTTTACTCAAATAGTATAGCATAGATCAACGCCATTGTGTACCAGGATAGGGTTGAAGTCCACCTCTTGGCATTGGTTGGATCTCACCAGGGAAGAATGGAAGTTCAGGCATTCTTGAACATGGACGTTTGAATGTGCAACGTTTTCTAGGACTTGGGAGTTCGGGCATACGAGAGCATGGATTCTTTCGTGTGCAACG